AGTTGAAAGCGCCGTTGAACAGGTAGCTTGGCTTGTTCTCGGTGCTGGCTTGTTCTTGCTGGCTGGCGGCCTTGGGCACCGGGGTGAGCATCTGGATGATGCCACCTGCCATCATGGCTATACCCGTCGAAATTAACGCCGCACCAACTGGGGAGCCGGCCCCTTGGCTCATTACTGTCAGGACGACCCCCACCACAATAAGCACGGCGCCAAGCACCGTCTGAAACAAGCCGCCGTTCTTGCTGCCTGTCAGTACCGGAACGATCCGAATCTCAGTCGTCCCGCTAAGGCGTAATTCCTGCTCTCCGACATTTTCCCTGTTGCGGAAAATGGCGAAGCGCAGACCACGGCGAGCCGACTCTCGAATGAAGTCCTCAAAGCCTGGGATCGTATGCTTAAGGGCGCTGAATGCCTCTGCAGCCGTACCGGTTTCGAGCAGGCGAAAACGCTCACGGCCGAAGGTCTGGGCCAGGCTGCCAGAGAACAAAATCCTGGTCATTCCCTTGTTATTGGCAGCGCTCATACTTTTCTCCGGGCAATAAAAAACCGCCCTTAGGCGGTTTTGATGTTGTGGTGACCTATATGCAGGTCTTGGCGGCGTCCTTCCACCCGCTGGTCCCTGCCCAGTCCATGGGAAGGAATACGCGAACTGTAGATCCGGCGCCGCTTTGGTCAATGACGGCCAGCGCCACCGTCCCCGTGTACATGGCCGAGGCAGCAATCTTGTAACCAGTTTCAGTCTCTATGGAGCTTGTCGATGCGTTGTATTCCTGCCACTTCGGCGCCAAGCATCGAGCCAGAGCCTGCGGCGCTTTCTGAGATGATCCTGAATAGACAGGCTCGTCCTCTTGGAGCCCAGCAGTGGTACAGCCGACAAGCGACATCATGAATAGTGCAGCAACGACCATGCGCATAGTGAGCCTCCAAGTATTTTGGCGACTCTAACAGGGAAGATGCGCACAAATACAGGGCCTACCCGTTGTAGGTGAGGAAGTGCGTTGTGCGCTCTCGGTACGCGGCGCCGTACACCTCGCGACAGCTGAGACGCCCATATAGATGGTGCAGAAGCACGTCGCCATCCAGCCAGATCGCGCCATGGCACGGTGTCGGGCTGCCGATCGCCATCAAGATGACGTCGCCATTACTTGGCGTGTCGACCTCAACGAACCCGGTCTTGGTGAAGTTCTCGACGTACAGGTTCTCACCGCTGTGCCACCAGTCATCCTTACGGTGGAAATCCATCAGCGTGATCCCGAGCTCTTGGCGGTAGTAGTCGCGGATAAGGGTGTAACAGTCGATTGCTCCGTGGACAAAGACCCTGCCCTCCAGCGGCATTTCACCAGCGGCCGGCATCTCATGCCAAGTTGAGACGCCACCCTTCAACCCGACAATCCACCACGCCATGCGGCTGACCGCGTGGCTGGCAATATCGTGCAGGCTGGGCTCTGGGCCGGCGTCAGGGTGCGAGTGGACAATGACGATGATGGCGCCCAAGTCTTCAGCGGCAGCATAGTCTTCAGGGTGCAGGATGAAATGATCCAGCTCTTCCGACTGGTTGCGGCATGGAACATACCGAGGCTTGCCGCGGGAATTGATGACAAGGCCCACAGCTTCGCGCGGATACTCGGCCAGCGCATGCGCCTCGGCGTCAGCGCGGCATTTGTTGAATGCTTCACTCATGATCAAAGCCTCGGCACGCGAGCGATACCCGGAAAGCCACCAAACGGCAACTCGCCATTAGCGCCGAAGCGCATCTTGCAGCCAGTCATGGTGCGACTGCACTGATCTAATGCGAGATTGCTGGTCGGGCGGTTGGCATAGTCCGCCACCGGCCCGCCGGCGTAACCGCATTCGCCCGAGCGATAGGCCCAGAGGCAGGTGCCTGCCACCACCTGACGACGTGGGAGCTTGACACCCTGCAGGTCGAGCGGTGAGCCAAGCTCGAACTCGATCGCGGCCGGCGTCTCGTTAACCTTGCGCGTGATGATCCAGGTTTCGACCGGATACTCTTCGGCCGGGTTTGCCGTAGGGTTGCCGGCGGAAAAGTTAACCGCATCAAGGTACTTGACCAGCGTGCGGCGGCGTTTCAGCTTGACCGCGAGCAGGTCTTCATACGCCCGGCACAACGCTGAAATGTTCCCGCCGAAATTGCCGACCTGAAGCTTTGGTCTGGCCGGTGATCCCTGGCTGGGCGTGGCGAACTCGGCAGCATTGATTGGCCAAGGGGTGTATGTGTTGCCCTGCCATACGACGGAGCCCGACAGTTCGTTGGTTCCGGCGTGAAAGCGGATCGTTTGGCCGGGCAGCACCAACTCAAAGCCTTCCCATATCGTCAGGCCCTTCGCGAGCGAGAGCTGACCTTGAAGTTCACTCATTCGAACACCTCATCAAAAGTCATGGACAGGCCGTCAACACCCTTGGCGATGTTGGTGCGGACCCACTCACGGCAGACATACTTCCCTGTCGATTGGCCGGAGTGCGTGTAGTCGAAGGATTCAATTGCGCCTCGGGCCTTGAGAAAGGCATCGATGGCTTCGATCTCCGCCTTGGGCCGCTTGAAGCTCAGAGCGAGCTTGCGCGGCTGTCGGTTGATACCGGTTCCCTGCCGCTGCTCGTACCCATCGCCGAACTTGATGACCTTGACCGTCGGGGTGATCGTCTTGGTGGCGTCGTAGGTCGGAACCCATGTGAATGTCGGCATGACGCCTCCTTAAGCGAGTTGCCCGCCGTTACGGCGCTGCCGCGCGATTTCCTGCTGTGCGACAACCTTCATCGCCTCAGCCAATTTCGCCGGATCTGGGATTGTGCTCGCGCCGTTATCAGCTGCGTCGAAGTAGAAGGTCATGGTGATCGGTGTTGCGCTGCTTCCGCCGCGGATACCAAGGCGCCCTTGCGAGTCACGAGCCAGCGGAACAATTGCCTCTTCACCAGCCTCGCCCATCACACCGGTTTTACCGTTGGCCATACCGAATGCCGTTGGCTTGCTGACGATACTGTTGGTGAAGGCGCCGCCATTGGCGAACATCTGCACGCCGCTGGACCAGGCGCCGCCTTTGGCTTGGGCGCCCACCCAATTTGAGTAGTCCGATCCTGTGTAGCCCGCCTGCGTGGAGCCGGCAGACGTCGTACCGCCGCCGAAGTAGGAGCTCGCAGCAGTAGCCGCCAGACCAAACAAACCGCTCAGCGCCGACGAACTGGCCTGACGAGTAGCGATGCGTGCCATGTCAGCGAGAATCGATTTAGCAAAGTCTGCGAACGACAGCTTCCCGGTCATGGCGAAATTGACGATCGCATCTTCCATCGAGCTGAAGGCATTGGTGAACAGGCTTTTCGCCTGCCCGGCCACGTTATTCGCGCTGTCCAGGTAGTTCGCGAAGGCCGATGTAGCACCGGATTGCCAGTCGGACTGGGCTACAGACATCTTGTCGTAGTTGCCGACCACGGTTGCCCGATAACGGTCCTCAGCGGTTTCGAGGTTCGCCAGATCCTTCTGATAGTCATCCATGCTGTACTTGTCTGGAGCCGTCCGGCGACGATCCAGCAGCTTGGCGCGCTCCTCATTAAACTTGTCTGTCGCCCCGTCGAGGCTGTTTTGAAGACCTTGCTGACGATCTCCCAGGCCGAGACCATTTGCTGCTCGCGTGCCAGATGCTTCAAGCGCGGCGCGTTGGCGTTCGAGCTGAGCGACATACGCTTCCGAGGCCGCAGTTTGCTTCTTGACCCGACCTTCTTCGTTTTTCTGCAGAACATTCAGCTCGGTGTCAGCATCCCGCTGAGCCTTGACCATGGCGCTGCGGGCATCGGCGATCTTCTGATCGATCTGGATGACCTGCGCCGCGGTCGTGCCCTTTTTGGCCTTGGCCGCTTCGAGCGCGTCGATTTCTGACTGATAGCTCTGAGCGACTTCGGAAGCCTCCTGCTGCAGCAGACTGACGCGTTGCTCGGTGTAGCTGGCCTGAGAGATAACCCCAGCCCGCTGAGAGGCTTCGAGCTCCTTATCCGCGTTTTTGTAGTAGGCCAGGGTTTCGGCCAATACATTCTTCGCGTTGTTGAAGCTGGTCAGGTCGACGCTGCCGGCGGCAGCCTTCGGATCCTTGAATTTGTCGTTGAGGTTCGCCATGTTCTTGGCGACCGCGGCAGGATCGAGTCGGGAGTCGTTCGGGTTGACCTTCCGAATATCATCCAGGCTTTTCTTGTAGTCCTTGATCGCCTCGGCGCGCTTCTGTTCATTGGTCAGCGACGACTTGGTGAGAGCATCAACTTTCGACATCGCGGAAACAGCGTCTTGCTGAGCCTTAGCCGTGTCGGCGTCATACTTCGCAATGTCAGCGCTTGCGTCCCGCTTGTCCTTCAGGAAGCTCAGTTCATCCGTGATCGCCGTGATGCGTTCTTTCGCATCTCCGTCTTCGTAACCAGTGCCTACAGTCGATTGCAAGTAAGCCAGCTTTTGGGTGAGTTCAGTTACACGCAACTGCTCATCTTGTTCACGACCAACGTTCTTCAGCGCATCGAGGGTCTTAGCTGTTTCGCCGCGTATCGCCGCCCAAGCCTTTTCAACAAATCCTAGATTCTGGGTAATCTCCCCGGCTCGACCTTTGACAGTGTCGGCGTACGTGTCGGTGAGCAATTTGGTCGCGCCGATCTCGTCGCCCTGCTCCTTCAGGGCAACGATTTGCGAGTACACCGACGCGGTCAAAAAGTGATATTGCTCGTTCAGTGACTTGGCAGCAGCCACCGGATCTTCAGCAATTTTCACGAACTCGGCGATGGTTGCATCGACTGACTTGCCGGTGGCTTTCTCCATTGCCAGGGCAGCTTCGGAGATCTCGACGAAACTGCCACTGGCCAGCTTTCCATTGCCGGCCAAAGTCGCCAGCACTTCTGCGGCCGCGCCAGTTGTGCCTACCGTAGCACTGACCTGACGGGCCATCTCGGAAAGCTGCCCGGCACTGGTCCCGGCGAAGTTGCCGGTGAGCGTCAACGCCTTGTAGTACTCGCTCGCCTCTTTGGTTCCCTGGTAATAAGCGTTTGTGAGGACGGCGATACCGGCAGCAGCCAAGGCAAGCGGAGCGGCAATGGCGGCGAATCCAATCGCGGCGCTACCCGCACCTGCGCCCAACTGAGCGACGGCACGAACACCGCTACCCCAGTCACCAGACGAAAGCGCATTACCGAGTTGAACAACGTTTTCCTGCGCCTGACGGGTACCCAGCTTCAGCCGGTCGAAACCGGTGGCAGTTTTCTCCAGAGCCGCATAGTTGCCGTCGATCTTGCTAAGAGCAGAATTGTACTGGTCTTGGCTGATGCGGCCCGCGTCCAGGTGTTTGCCCAGTTGCTCGACCTGCGTATCCAGCTTCGCTATCGAAGCGCGGGCCGGATCGATTGCGCCGAGCAGGCTGTTCAGCGCCTTCTGTTCATCCAGCGTCGACTTTGCCAAAGCCACTTGCTGCTTATCGAGCTGCGCGGTGACTTTGGAGAATTCCGCTTCGCCATAAGCACCGGTCTTGGCGAGTTTCGCCAGACTCTCGCGCTGCTTGGCTAGCTCCTGCGTGGTGGTCGCGCCTTTCGACAGCGACTTCTCCAGCGCTTCCATCTCTTTCATCAGGCCGACGGCGGACTGCTCGGCGCGATCGCCAGCCTTGGTCAGCTTGTCGAGATCGGTCGCAGCCTGGGCAGCATCAGCCGAGTCGACCTTAATGCCGAGTTCTGCAATGTTCATCGACTCACCTTGAATAAGTGCCCGTCTTCACGGGCTGTTGTCGCGGGCTTCGGCCATGACTGCGATGGCTTCCGATTCCATTACGCGGATGTCCTGAAACACGCCGGGGCGATCCTTCGCCGGTACGCCGACGAGCCGCATCACATTTGGAAGGACGCCATAATCGAGACCGGTTGCGCCGCATGCGCCTGTACGCCACTGAGTCCACATCGAGTCCATGACGAGAAATGACTTCCAGTTGTCAGGCCAGACCTCGAAGGAGTCATCGACGTCCGACGGAGAAAGGCCAAACACTGAAAGAACGCCGGCCTCAGCGGTCGGCTCGTACAGTGCGCGCGCGGCATCGGTTAGTTTCCCAGGCGGGCCTTCCCAAACGCTTCGCTGTAGGCCTTAACCACCTCATCTGATACGCCGATGCAGCTCTTCACCAGCGCAGTGATTGACTCGTCGCAAAGCTCGTCGTCAAAGCCCCACGACACGACCAAGTCCTTGATTTGATCAGCGCCCTGCTCGACTTCGGCCGCGGTTACTTCGGAAAGGGAGGGCTGTGTACCCTTGAAGCGCTCGCCGATGGCCTCCGCCTTTTCCTTCCATGAGTCGAACAGCTCAGCCAGCGCCGTACGGTCGCGGTACTTGAACGTGAACGGCACCATTGCAGGCGTGCCGCCAACCTGCGGAATGGAAACATCAACGGTGAACGTCGGTTTCGGCGCGATGGAAAACTTTGCCATGAGGATTCCTTACGACAGGTAGCGGGTAGGTGCTGCTTGCAGCGCCAAGGAGACGGTGCGAGTCAGCAGGTTGTTGCGGGAGACCGCCGGCTGCAGAGAGAACGATGTGTAGGCGCCGTAATACAACTTGTCGGTACCTGGCAGATTCAGGCGAGCGGCTTGCATTGACTTCGCGGAATCGGCGGCCGTAACGACGGCTACATAGGGCAGAGACGGGTCATCGGCGACAGTCAGCACCATGCTGGCGGCGGATTTGTCGGTCGGGAGCTGGCGGCCTTGCTGGTCTTCAAGGAAGACGATGTCGGCGTAGTTCTGCTCGCCGCCGGAGAAGGCAACATCGGTGATCTGAGGGATTTGAGC